GCTGCGACATGCCGCCGCCGAACCGGGTCTGGCGAATGATCGCCGCATACACATCCTCGGCGGGCATGCGGACGATACCCTGAAGACCGGCGCGGGACAGGCACTCACGCGCGAGCGAGAGAAGTGTGGCGCCGCGGAACTCACTCTTGCGGTTCGCGGTGATCGCTTCGTTGCTCGAATCCATCCCGGTGCGCACGGCGAAGGCGTTGACGTGGCCGGCGCGAAACTTGTCCGTCTCGTCCTTCGCAACCTGCACCGTGGGATGCTCGGCGCCGGGGGCGACCGGAATCAACGATGAAGTCTCGATCCGGGAGAACTTGCTGGCGACTTCCTCGATGCTGAGATCTCCGTCAACCGCGTCCTCGATGACTTTTCCCTCGATGCCCATGCGGGCGCCGAGCTTGCGGATCGTGTCGATGCGGGCGCGTTCGGCCTTGCGCAACGCGCTCTTGTCAATCTGTTCCGTCGCGGGGGTCTGGGTTGCCACAGCGGCGACTTCCGGTTTCTCTGCGGGCATGGCGGTTTCCTCCTGCTTGAATTGTGATCGAAATGCGTCCATGATGGCGCATAACTTCCCCATGCGCGGATCATCTACGGACAGTTCGCGGTTTCCTGCAAAGCGTTTCAGATAGGCAACTCCATGCTCAACCGATTCCTCATCGTCAAGAAACCTGTCAAGCTGTGAACTTACGGAGGCCGAGAGCCCGACGGACTGCGAGAACATTCCGTCCCCGGTAGCCGGGTCGTCAACGGCGTCCACAGCGTACAGATATTCGACGCGAGCAAGCGGGAGAAGCGCGTTGCCTGCCTCGTCGCGTTGCCTGGTTCCATCTTCATTGAGTCGTTGCTCGGTCTTGCCCTTGAACACTATCGATACTCCGAAAGCATCAGGGTCGCTTTCGGCCAGTTGGCTTACGTATCCGCCGAGGTCTCCGTTCGGAGTATCGAATGAGCTTTCGTCAAGATGAAGATCGGCACGAACGCGATCGCCGTCTTTACGAAAGTTCTTTGCCCGACCGAGGTATGTCCCGAGCGCGTCGCTTGACATATCGGGATGACCAAAGCGGCTTTTCACGCCGTTCTTGGATTTGTTCCCATGCTCCACAACTTGGTTGAGCGTGGTATCGTCAATCTCCATGTCATGGCCTATGGCTTCGCCGATAGAGATCACTGAGAACCCCGCGAGGATATGTGCGGCCTTGTTCTCCGCGGTCAAAGACGCTTTGTCAATTCCCCTTGCGACGGAGGCTCTGAACTTTGTCTTTGATACCGGCATCTTCATCCTCCTCTGATTCGATGCTCAACCGAATTGTCTTCGGTCGGGCGAGGTTGTTACTCGACAGAACCGTCACCGCTACCGTCACTATTTCCCGAATTGTTTCCGCTTGGCTGCGGTTGATCTCCGGCTGTCGGTTTCGGTCCTGGAACTTGTCCGTTCGCATTTGTAGTAAGTCCCCTTTGCTGCATCTCGATGATATTCTTCTTTGACAAGATGTAGCCGGCTTCGTCCTCCAATTGGTCGATCTGGTCTTTCCAGTTCTGGCCCTGCTCGGAATAGAACTCATGCAGCGTCATCATCTTGTTGCCGTAGAGTTGGGAGATCGCCTGCACTTCGCGCGCGGGGTCGATGAAGTCGAAACCGGGAGAGGACCATTGTACACGGTCGTAGTATCGAGGGTCGGCGAGATAGTCGGTGAGCGAATATCCCGGTATGAGATTCGCCGCGAAGCATCTGTAAACGAACTCATGCCACTCGGTATCGCACACCTCCCGCGCGAACCATCCTTGCATCCCGCGAAACGCCTTCTGGTCCTCGTTCTTGTTGATCTTTCCCGATGCGAAAGATATGGCGTCAACGTCGCGGGTGAACGTCATATACGACACGCCGAACGTCATTCCGATTGTGTGAAGTATGAGCTTCTGTAGAGGTTGGAGAACGGCCTGGATCGAGTCGTCCGCCTGCACGATCTCGGGCTTGTCGCCCTTGTCGCCATAGTAGATCTTGCCGGGTTCCATCGTAATCTGGCTATTTGAATTGAGTTGCTTCTTGATAAGTCCCGCGGCGATGCTGTTCGGAACAAAAAGCCCGATCATTGCCTGCAATCTGCTGGAAATCAGTTTATCCTCGATGAGATGCTGAATCGCCCAGAGATACCGAAGCGCACTTGTAAACCACGGAAGACCGAGGTACTCCTCGGCCTGGTCGCTTTGGTAGTGGTGTTTCATGTACCGCCAGCTTATCGCCCTATCAACGCCCTTGATGCGGTACTCTACGGGGCGGCCGTTCTCGTCAAAGGAAATGCCGAAAAGCGTTTGTTTCACCGCGGGATTCGACCAGACTGTCGGCGCGCCAATGTCGTATCCGTCATCGAGGCGCAAGCAATTGATTACCTGCGTGGTCACCGGAAGAAGATGGCCGGCGGGCGCCGCCACCTTGTTCGTCAGGACGGTTCCACTCTTGACAATCTCGGCGAAGATCATCCGCTGGGCTTCGGAGAACGAGCGCTTCCCCGTGGCGTCCCATTCGTCGTGATATCGTTCCCATAGCCGGGATAGGAGCGTATTGAGTCCCGTGACCGGCTGGCCGTTGTACATCTTGACGCGCGGCATTGGCTTCATCCCGCCGCGGATCACGTTGTTGAGCAGCGTATTCATGATCCCTTTGGCGTGGGGATCGTTATCGACCTGGGAGATACTGCGGGCAACGATGGTGCGCCAGTTCGCCCGGACGTTCCAGTATGGCGTATCGTAGTGCGTGGACCAATCGGCGGAGATCCGGCTCGTGTCGGCTGCTTCATGATGCGCGAACTTGTAGAGTTTTCGGAGATCCCCGAGGAAAGACTCGATGTTCTCGACCTGGTATTGATGCGCGGGCAATCCCCGGTGCATCGCCCGAATATCGGACATCAGAAACTTGACCTGTTGAAAGAAGGTAGGTCGGCTCATTTCCCTATGTCGCCTCGCTGAAGGCAATAGGGATTGAGCCGCCGTACTCGGTGGAGTTCGCCTGCCCCTGCGCCCAATCGTAATGTTTCTGGAGAGATTCGAGCGAGGCGAACTGGATTGTCCGCCCGTTGATGCTCACGGAGATGGCGCCGTCTCGCCCTATATTAGCAACGAGAGCGGACTCAACTGCGGCAAGATACGCGGAGTCGATTGCCAATGCAAAGCCCTTTCGGGTAATCTGCGATTAGCACAAAGATAATACGGCTGGAGCGAAAACGAAACAATCGCCGAATTAATTGGCAAATAAATTCGACTATGTCATATTGACATTATAGGATCGTCGTCACTCTTTTTCACTTTCTCGAACAGCACCATAACCCCTTCGATGGGTCCGAGATTGAACACCGCCCGGTATGCCCAGCCCTCGCGCCGCATATCGTTCAGTTGCTTGATGAAGGTGCGGTGCCAAGCGCCTTCCATGCGCAGGTCACGGTAATATTCGACCGAGCCCGCGGGCCGGCCGCGCTTCGGCTTCGACGTGAGATCGATGAAAGCCTGTTTCGCCGCCTCTCGATCTCCAGGCGGAAGCATTCCGGTAGTTGGCCCAAGCGTCTTCTCGTTTTCCATCACCATCCTCCTTGTTTGAGAAAGTCTCTCACGGTTCCGCCCATGTAGTTGCTCTGTATTTCCGGGGCTCCGCGCCCATGGTTTGCGTCCGCTGAATTCTCAACCGCCGGTTTCTGTTCCTGCGCATGATCGTATGCCGCGACAACCGTCTCGTCGAAAAGCTGCTCCTGAAGATTCAGAATCAGCGATGCCCCGACAATGTAATTCTCGCAGTCTCGGAAATGGTCCGGCTGCCCGGAGGTATCCCCACTGATCCAGCGCTTCCGCTTGTTCCCGCGGGGGTCCGTGTATTCCTCATCGTACTGGTTGAGCACCTGTTCGAGGTACGCCGGTTGAATGTCCTCCGGCAGATGCCAGAGGCTCGTCTCCATCTGCTTCTTGACGATGCGCGAAAGCTGTTCCGTGTTGCCGAAAAAGATCCCTGATTCTTTTCGATCGATGAGTTGGCCTTTGCTGGCGCTGCCGATGTATGCGCCGAAAAACCCGCTATGGGATACGATGTAATCAACGTCTTTCGAGCGATGTCCTCCGCGGTCGATGAGCCCGAAAAGCATCTGGACTTTGCGCCCAGATTTCTTCTGGTAGGGCCAGCGATGGATTTCCTTGTTAAGCGTTGCCCATACCTCGGCCGGGTTTGCGTTCATGTCGATGTTCATGTCACACGCGACGAACTCGCACCGGACAAGCCATGATTCCATTCCCTTGCCAAAGCCGCGGACGATGAAATAAAAACCGTCGTCTTGGGTGTCAACCCCGCAGAGAAGAAGCGTCACCGCGTCGGGAACGTAGGCGTCCGGGCCGTATTGGAGGTATTTCTGCGTCTTGCTCTTGAGCCACGATTCCTGCCCGCGCTGCGAGAAGACGCGGATCCACCGCGCCATGTCCTCATTTTGGTAGGTCGCCAGGGCGTTCGGGTCCGGGGAATGCAGCGCCTCGAAGTATCGGGCCAGGCATTCGGCGGATGAGTATGATGTGTCAACGAGGCGGTTCCAGTTGTAGACAACGCGGGTGGCGCGCGTCCGACCCCGGATGATTCCCTCGGAGTAGGATTCGCCTTTTGCCAACCAGGTAACGCGATCGTTGATCGCCAGCCGTTCGGTCTCCGTGATGGTCGCTTTACATTTCGGACACTCAAAGCGCGCGGCCTTGTCCAAGCGAATCCGGTTTGCGTCGTGATCGTACTTTCCTTCCGCGTTCGGGAGTTCCTTGATTTGCGCGTCGGAATATTCGATCCATTCCAAGCAGTGTGGACATGGGTAATGCGGGGTGAGAAACAGGACCCCCGATCGGTGCGTCTCGGTGAATGATTTATCACCCTCCTCGATAGGACTTGTCTCGAAGACAGCCTTGACCTTGCGCCCGAGCATCCGGGATGCCTGCTGCCGTCCGAAAAGCATCTTCACCGGATCAAAATTCTTGTTCTGCCATTTCGCCAATTCTGATCCGTAAATGAACCCGGCGTTGTAGGATGCCAGGTCGCTGCGCACGTTGGCGCTTGCGATACGGATGGTGATATGGGAGAGCTTCAGGCGACGCTTTGTGAGTTTTGAATCGTCGCCGTCCCAGAACTTCCGGATGCACGGAATGCCTTTGATAAGTGGCTTGATGCGTTCGTCGAACACATCGGCGATGGTCTCCTTCTTGGCATAGCAGAACATCATGTTGAGCGTCTCGAACGCCATGAACCACGCGGCTATCACCTCGGCAAGAAGGGATTTCCCGGTCTGGACGGGGCCGACGAGAAATACCTCGTCGTAGATGGCGATCGCGTCGAGCGGTTCCCGTTGCCAGGGGAACAACTTGAGGCGGCCCTGCACCGCATAGGCGCTTGACATCCGAAAGTCACGCTCCGCCCATTCGGATATCCGCGGGCGATCGGGAACCCTGAACGATTCCGAATGGTCCTTCGAGTAGACCGGGAATCCGGATTTCTCGAATTTCCAGCTACTCGGTTTTGATTGGCTCACCTGTCTCTCCCGCGTCCAGTTCTGTGTGCGGCGTTATCGGGCGTGATCCTTCAACAAACGCTTCGAGCGCTTCCTTGACGAATCCGTCAACCACGTCCAAGACTCTGCCGGCGTTCTCCGGCGCCGAGCCCATGGCCGTCAGAAGCGCGTTGATGTTTCGCTTCCATGCGTCAGTCCAGAACGTGCGCAGCGCGATCGCCTGTTCTTTGGCAACCTGTTCCACGGTGTGCCGGTCGATCGTCTCGTCGCGCGCCTTCTGGATCCGCACTTCGAGCAGTGAATTCTGGTTCTTAAGTCGTTGCGTCTCCTCCGCATGTTTGGCGTCGGCCGCCTGGTCCTGATACAAGTCCTTGAGCCGGGCCCGGTGCCATGACCAGACCCCAGGGACCGAAAAATGAAACTGCCGTCGCCGTCCGCGGGGCGCCTGGTGTGGGCAACCCTCCTCCCGCCACTTGTCGATCGCCTGAGTAGTCACCCCGAGCAGCATTGAGAGCGATTTCGTCGGGCATGACTCCGGGTCGATCTTCTCGAGAATGGTTGCGTTTTTGCTACTCATGGGTGCGTTATCGCTACCTTTTTCCTACCTGGTTCGTAATTTCTCATTTTTGCGAAAATCTACCGAGCTTCGGCTAC